GTAAAGAGGACGAACGCGACCGTATTGAACGCGACATCTTCGCTGCACAGCGGGATGGACGCATTGTCGTAAACGGTTAACTAGGAGTTAAGCTCATGGCTTTTTCAGTCGCAGCAGGTCGCCCGCAGTATTCGGGCAACTTCATTCCCGAAATCTGGTCGGGCAAACTTATCCAGAACTTCTACGATGCAACGGTCCTCTCAGCCGTCTCCAATACGGATTACGAGGGTGAGATTCGTCAGTACGGTGATACGGTCAACATCCGTACTACCCCTGAGATCACCATCTCGACATACGTAAAGGGTCAGACTCTTGCAGTTCAGAGTCCAGAGAAGGCCAAGTTGCAGCTTATGATCGACAAAGGCGAGTACTTTGCCTGCATCGAAGACGATGTTGATAAAGTTCAGGCTGACATCGCGATGATGGATACTTGGTCGAAGGACGCCTCCGAGCGTATGAAGATCAAGATCGATACCCGCGTTCTCACTGACCTGCTCCCAGATATTGCTGCGGCTAACAAAGGCAACACCGCCGGTCGTATCACTGGTAACATCGATCTTGGTTCGACTGGTACTGCATTTGCGCTTACGAAGGCTAATGTTCTGGACTACATCGTTGACATGGGCGTTGTTCTTGACGAAGCCAATGCTCCTGAGTCGGATCGCTTCCTTATTATCCCTGCCAAGATGGCTGGTTTTATTAAGAAGTCTGACCTCAAGGATGCTTCGATCACTGGCGACAGTTCGTCGGTATTGCGTAATGGTCGTATCGGCATGATCGACCGCTTTATGCTCTACACAAGCCATAACTTGGCTGTCTCATCCGGTAAGTTCAGCCTCATCGCTGGTCACAAGATGGGCTTCACATTTGCTTCGCAGATGACAAACATGGAAACCATTCGCTCTGAATCAACCTTCGGCAATATTGTCCGTGGTCTTCAGGTCTATGGCTACAAGGTTGTCAAGCCTGAGGCTTTGGTTCAGGGCGTTGTCACGCTTGCCTAATTAGAAGGGGGGTAACACCCCCTTTTTTCCCCTTGTCATCTTTCACGGAGTAATTATCATGGCTACTTATACCACCGCAATCGGCTTCAACGCCGGTTCAGCCGCTCTTCCAGCGGATTCGCTTAATAAAGTCCACCGGGTTGAGATTCTTCTCGACTTTCCGAAGATCATTGCTGCTCGCGCAGCAGCCGGTCTCACAGCACTCGCTGCCTCTGACGTCTTGGAAATTCTTCCAGTCCCAGCAGGTTCGATTGTGTCTAACGTAGGCATGGTTGTGACCACCGCTGCGGGTCTTACCAGCACGTTGTCGATTGGTGACGGCTCTGCCGCCGCTGGTTATCTTGCTGCTACGTCGGTCAATGCTACCGGTACTTCGGGTGGCGTTCCTGTCCTCGCGTCTGGCGCATTCGCCCCAACGCTCTCGGGCGGTAAGGCTTACGCGGCTGCTGATACGATTGACGTGACCCTCGGCACTGCGGTTCCTGCAGCCGCTGTTGTCCGCGTGTTTGCAGTACTCATCGATCTCAACTAATACAGATAGGGGGGCATAAGCCCCCCTTCTTGCATAGGAGAATAATATGTCAAACGTAACAGCAAAGCACGTTGATGCAACCGGTACTATGCTTACTGGGCGCTACAATTTACGCGGCTATCACACAATAAGCGGCGGTACTGCCGGTGATGTTATCTTCCGCGATGGCGGTTCAGGCGGCACTATCAAATTGCAGTTCAATATCGGCACTGGTACGCAGCCTATTGTGATGCCAATCCCTGCTGACGGTATCTTATTTGCCACCGATATACATGTAACGCTACCAGCTACGGCAAAAACCACTGTATTTGTTGAGTCTGTGTAATGGCTAAGACACCCGCATGGCAGCGCAAAGAAGGTAAGAACCCTAGTGGCGGTCTTAATGCCAAGGGTAGAGCCTCCTATAATGCGGCTAATCCCGGTAAGCCGGGGTTAAAACCACCACAGCCCGAGGGCGGCTCGCGTAAAGATTCTTTCTGTGCTAGGATGACTGGCATGAAGAGAAAGTTAACTTCTGCTAAGACGGCAAACGATCCTAACTCTCGTATCAATAAGTCTCTCAGAGCATGGAACTGCTAAGATGCCAAAATCTAAAGTTAACGCAGCAGGTAACTACACTAAACCAACGATGCGTAAGCGCATATTTAATGAGATTAAAGCTGCTGCGGTACAAGGTACCGGTGCAGGCGAATGGTCGGCTCGTAAGGCACAGCTTCTTGCGAAGCGGTATAAAGACGCTGGAGGAGGGTACAAATCATGAGCAAGAGTGCAACTCATTATCTACCTGACGGGAAAGTCTATAAAGGTGCAATGCACAAGACTAACGGAAAACTGATGAGCGGCGCAAAGCACTCAGCGGCAAGCAAACCATTGAGCCACACACCTATGAAGAAAAAGAAATGAAAGCCCCTCAAAAATCCTTAAAAGACTGGGGAGATCAGAAATGGCGTACCAAGTCTGGAAAGCCGTCTTCTAAGACAGGAGAGCGGTATCTACCAGAAGCTGCAATTAAGGCGTTGTCTCCTGCGGAGTATGCAGCTACAACTGCAGCGAAACGTAAAGGTACAAAAGAAGGCAAGCAGTTTGTAAAACAACCCAAGAGTATTGCTGCTAAGACATCCGGCTACAGGTGAAGTGAAAGGGATTAACAGATGCCTAGATTTCTACGTAATAAACGCGACGGCTTTATCTACGACTGGAACCCAATTCTTGCAGAGAACGCAATCTGTGAGGAAGTAACTGAGGAAGAGGCTTTCCCAGAAAACTTCATCCCTAAGGCCCAGAAAGGTCGCAAGTCTAAGATCGATCTATCGACCGAGGATATTCCTGAAGAGCCTGCAGTTGAGAATACAGAATTAGGCATCGAAGCTAGTCGAGGACTGTAAACATGATACTCGCAGATGTGATCACCGAAGTTAGGAAGATGCTGCAGGATACGAGTACTGACGCGGCTCTTCAACGGTATTCGGATGCAACACTTCTAGGGTTTGCCAATCAGACTCTGAAGCGTATAGCCCTTCTGCGCCCAGATTTGTTTGCACTTATCGGAGAGATTCCTTGCACAACCAATGCGACGCTGCAGTCAGCACCGTCCGATTCCATCAGGATTATGGAAATCTTCAGGATCAAAGACGGTCCCGGTATACGCGAGACCAATAGGGAGATTCTGGATCAGACATACCCTGAATGGGTTACAGAAGCAGCCGGTGCTTGTATTAGCTGGATGCGCCATGTTCGTAACCCCAATCGATTCTTTATCTACCCACAGTCCACTAGTGGGCAGATTCTCATCGGTGAGTACTGCCAGACGCCGCCAAATTATGCATCAGCGACGACTGTAGCTCTTCTCCCCGATGGGTACTTCCCCGTTGTGGTTGACGGTACTATATTCCTTGCAGAGTCTATTGATAATGAACATGTCAATTCTAACCGTGCTCAACTTTTCCAGCAGTCTTTCATACAAACTCTGACTACTTCCTTCCAAGCCAGATCAGTTACAGATACAGAAGAAGCTGGACTAACTAAGAAGGAAGTTGTGTAATGGCTACACGGACCTTTATCTCTCTTGAAAACAAATTGTCACCTAGTGTTCCGGGGTGTCCTAGACCTACTATCCAACAGTACGTCAGAGATGCGGCGATAGAGGTCTGTGAGAGAACACTCGTATGGCGTTACGAACAGCCTCTTGTTCGGCTTACTCCCGGCGTGTACGAGTATGAGTACGAGACTCCAACTGATTCTGAGGTTGTGGCTGTTATTCATGCCGCAGTGAACGGTTCTAAAATATCAGCGAAGTCTCAGGATGAGATACACAGGGTGTACCCAGACTGGCCTTCTGCTGACACTACGGTTCGATCTACCCCACGATTCATTTCGCAGTTCGACCCAGATCATTTTATTATTGTGCCTGTACCGGACTCATCCGTTGCCTACGACATTAAGATGTTTCTGGCTTTGAGGCCAACGCCAGACTCAACAGGCATGGACAAGACAGCATTCGATGAGTGCGAGCAGCTTATCATGCACGGCGCGTTACAACATTTGCTGGTGCTGCCTAATAAGTCATGGACAGATAGAGACCTTGCTACTTATCATGCCAAGCAGTACTCCTACAAAACTGCTAGTCGTAGGGCAAAGGCTAGTTTAGGTGTTGCTAGAGCATCACTTACCGTACAAATGCGTCCGTTTGCATAGGTGTTAGCATGTCAGATGTTATTAAATTAGTCCAAGGCGATACGCTTCCAGAGATTTTTCTCACTCTGACGAATGAGACAACGGGTGCTGCTATCAATGTATCCAGTGGAACCATATCGATAGCAGTTAAATTTAGACTGGCTGGCGCTACGACTACATTGTCTACAATACCATGCACAAAGACTGATGCCGTTAACGGGATTGTAGCGTTTGACTTCGGCAACGGTGAACTAGCTACTGTTGACCCCGGTATGTACGAGGGGGAGATAGCCATTACTACTGGTAGTGATGTTCAAACTGTGTACGATCTTCTTCGCTTTAGGGTGCGTGAGCAGTTTGCATGAGCAGTATAAAGGTAGCAGTCAGCGTAGTTAATTCTTCCGGCATTCTGGCAGAAGTAAGTATAGCTTCTGGTAATAATTTTACTGTTGCTGCTACCTATGAACCAACGATAGCGTCTCTTTCTTACGCTCTTATAAAAGCTGATGTATTCAATCCGTTTATCCTGTCTGATACTGCTAGTACATCGGAAGTTGTTCTGCGACATCCTAAACCGGTATACTCTGATTCAACGGTAACATCCGAGATATTTGTTAAATCTATTATAACGCCGGATGTTTCTGATTCTGTTGTAGCGGCTGACCTATTTGCCTCAACACTGGTTAAGAATGTAGACTTTGACACAGCCACAGCACAGGTTGATTCCGAACCAGTGACAACTTCAGAGGTGTTTGTCCCTATACTAAACGCTCTGGACTCCTACGCGTTTAATGGGTATAGCTTTAATAGCGCAAGTTTGAACTAAGAGGTTTGTTATGGCTAAAGATTTTGTAAAAGCTGAAGGCAAAGTTACTCTTGTGCTGACTGGCCCAGATGGGGCAGTGAAAGAAACACAAGAAGTAAAAAACCTCGTTGTCCAAACCGGGTTGAACTATATTGCTTCCCGTATGAAGGACGCCACTGCGACAGTAATGACGCATATAGAAGTTGGCACGTCATCCACTCCCGCGATTCTTGCTCAAACTGCCTTAGTTGCCGCCGTAGCATCCAGTAGAACGATTCTTACAAGTACTACTGTAACAACTACTTCCGTTGCCTATGCCTGCACATTCGGAGCAGGTGTCGGTACAGGTGCTCTTACAGAAGCCGGTATCTTCGATGCTTCTTCAGCCGGTACTATGTTATGTCGGACTGTGTTCTCTGTCATCAACAAAGGCGCAGCCGATACCTTGACTATAACGTGGACCATAGCAGTGAGTTAACATGGCTATTTTAGTCGCAAATAACGCAACTAGTTATCTAGCTGGCACTCTTACAGCAGTAGCCACTAGTCTCACCGTATCGAGTGGGACGGGTACAATATTTCCAACTCTGTCCGGCGGTGACGTATTCTATGTGACGTTGACAAATGCCTCGAACCAGAACGAGATTGTGAGTGTAACAGCCAAGGCTACTGACACTTTTACGATTGTCCGCGCACAAGATGGCACTTCTGCGCTACCCTTTGCGATTGGTGATAAGGTAGAACTTAGGGTCATAAAAGTAGTATTTGACGATAAAGCCTCACTCACCAACAATCAAACTTTCTCCGGGCTCAATACGTTTACAACTCCATCTCTCATAACTCCAATCATTGGGTCTGCTGGTTTTACTCTAAATGGTTCTACTTCCGGTACAACTGTCGTAAAGGCGAATGCAACTGCCGGGGGCTGGACGCTTACTTTGCCATCTTCTGCTGGTACAGTTAATTATGTTCTGTCTACTGACGGCAGTGGGAATACTTCGTGGGTGGTACAATCTGGCGGCGGCGGCGCTGAAGGCGGGGGTACAGATGAAATTTTTTATGAGAATGATCAGACGGTGACAACGAGCTACGCGATCAGCAACAACAAAAATGCAGGAACTTTTGGCCCGATTACCATTAGCAGCAGCGCCACGGTCACAGTTCCTTCCGGTAGCACATGGAGTATTGTCTGATGCCTATATCACTCAACGGAGCAACATCTGGGTCGGTGCTAATAACCGCCCCTGCTGTAGCCGGGACCACCACACTCACGTTACCTGCTGTGACTGGTACTCTCATATCCGGTACACAACCATCTGGTACGATTGTTGGAACAACTGATACGCAAACACTTACAAGTAAAACACTGACTAACCCAAGCATTAATGACTACACTGAAGGCGTTACGGTTATTGGTAATTCAGGGACAACACAGACCTTAGCTTTGACGGCTGGAACGGTACAGACAGTAACTATGACTGGTAACTGCACCTTTACCATGCCAACAGCAACGGCGGGTAAGTCTTTCATTTTGATAGCAACGCAAGATGGCACTGGCTCACGCACTGCAACATTCACATCGGTAAAATTTCCCAATGGGGTAGCACCAACATTGACCACAACAGCTACAACGGGGCGTGATATTCTTACGTTTGTTTCTGATGGCACGAATTGGTATGGCACAATAGCACAGGCGTTTGCATAATGTTTGCAGCAAAGGGTGAACTTTTTACTAGACCAAGCGGATACCAGATTAGCCGTTCCGTGCGGCTTAGATCATCTGCAACAGCTTATTTTAATAGGACGCAAGGTACACCAACCAACGGGTATATTTGGACATGGAGCGGTTGGGTAAAACGCGGTAGCCTTGGTTCTTCTCAAATGCTATTTTCAGGAGGAGCATCTGCATATGCGGGCATTCAAGTTCTTGGAACAGATGTACTTGAAATTTTTCGTTGGAGTGGTTCTGCCTATACATTCCAAATTAATACAACTCAAGTATTTCGCGACCCATCCGCTTGGTATCATATTGTCGTAGCAGTTGATGGAACTCAAGCAACAGCAGCGAACCGCGTTAAATTATACGTCAATGGCGTACAGGTAACATCATTTACCACAGCTAATTATCCTGCTCAAAATACCCAATATGAAATTAACCAAAATGCTACCGCTGCCTATATTTCAAGAGCACCAAGTCCAGCCACTCAATATTTTGACGGCTACCTTACAGAAACCAACTTTGTTGATGGTCAGGCATTAACTCCATCTAGCTTTGGCGAGTATGACACGATTACTGGCGTATGGAAGCCAAAGAAGTACACAGGCACATATGGCACGAACGGTTTCTATCTGAACTTCAGCGATAACTCTGCATCGACAGCCGCAACTATCGGCAAAGATTATTCGGGCAACGGCATTAACTGGACGCCAAACAACATTAGCGTAACTGCTGGTGTGACATACGATTCCATGATTGATGTGCCAATGTTTTATGCTGATGGCAGTACTGGTAGAGGGAATTATTGTGTATTAAACCCAATTTATTCAACGTCTGGTATATTAAGTAATGGCAATTTAAAATCATCTTTCCCTGGGGGATCAACCAATACAGGTGTCACTTCATCTTTTGTCGTCTCAAGCGGGAAATGGTATTGGGAAATAGTAATAACGGGTACTTTAAATTTAGATGATTCTGCTGTTGGTGTATGTTCTCCAGCAACATGGACATTTAGCACTAACCCAAATCTCTGTGCTAGTTCAGGTTATCTTCGCCCAGCGGCAACATCAACACAAAGAACATCGGTAAACGGGGCAAACGGTTCTACGCTTACTGCTGCTACTTACGCATCTGGTCAAACTATAATGGTTGCGTTTGATGCGGATGCAAAGAAGTTATGGTTTGGCGCACAAGGCACTTGGTTTACTAATACTGGTCTAGGCGACCCAGCAGCCGGAACAAATGCGTCTATTACGGGCCTTAATGGAACGTCTTGGTTTCCAACTTTAGCGGCTATTGGTGGGTCATATGTATCTCAAACCCAAGACCTTAATTTTGGTCAACGCCCATTCACCTACACGCCACCATCGGGGTTCCTTGCTCTAAATACACAGAACCTTCCTGATGCGACAATCAAGAATGGTGCTAGTTATATGGCGGCTACGTTGTACACGGGTAATGCTACAGTAAGAAGCATAACAAACGGCGGCAATAACACAATCGGCACAACATTTCAGCCAGATTTTGTATGGATTAAAAGCCGTACACCAACAGCATGGAGTCATGAGTTATTTGATGCACTAAGAGGAGCATTAAATTATATATCGTCTAATTTAACGGCAATAAATCAAGTAGAAGCAACTTCACTGACTGCCTTTAATAGCAATGGGTTTTCTACAGGTGTGTGGGCTCCTATTAATGGAAGTGGAGAGTCATTAGTAGCTTGGCAATGGAACGCTGGTGGCTCAACTGTAACTAACACTAGCGGCTCAATCTCAGCACAAGTAAGGGCTAATCCTACGGCTGGGTTCAGCATTGTAACGTATACGGGTACGGGTGCAAACGCCACTGTTGGCCATGGCCTTGGTGTTGCTCCTAATATGATACTGACAAAGAGAACAAGCGGGGCAACAGCTAACTGGGCGGTCTATCATTCAGCCATTGGCAATGGTGTTGCCCTGTCTCTTAATCAAACGACGGCTCAAGCCCACTAACTCCGCTTTTTGGCAGAGCACTACTCCGACATCTACTGTTTTTAGTGTCGGTAGTTCTGGCGACAGTAATCCGTCTGGCGCAACAGTAGTCGCTTACTGTTTTTCCGCAGTAGCAGGATACTCGGCGTTCGGCTCCTACACAGGCAACGGCTTGTCTTCTGGCAATTTTACATTTACAGGTTTTAGACCTCGTTTTGTTATGGTGAAAAATGCAACGCTTGCTGGTAATAGTTGGGTTATTCAAGACACCTCTAGAAGCGTATCCAACTCTGTCAACGCATATTTAGCAGCAGAATCTTCTGCTCTAGAAGGAACAGGTGTACCTATGGATATGCTTTCTAATGGATTTAAACTTACTTCTGCATCACAAAATGATAGTGGTTCAATATTTGTATATATGGCATTCGCCGAAAATCCATTCAAGTACTCTTTAGCGAGGTAACACTATGTTCATGTTAGACAATCGGTCGCTGCCGTTAGACACTGGGTTTACCCATGATGGAACATCGTACCCTGCCAATTGGTTGCGGCTAACCAGCATTGAAGAAAAGAATGCTATCGGCATTACCGAGGTCGCTGATCCTGAACCATACGACGACAGGTTTTACTGGGGCGTAGACAATCCAAAAGACTTGGACGGTTTAAAGGAGTATTGGGTCAGCCAGATCAAGGACACAGCAGGTAAACTCCTTGCTCAGACAGACTGGATGGTGATCCGTAAAATTGAGCGAAGTGTAGATATTCCTGCTGCAAGTGTGGTATATAGAGGGGCAGTGGTTACTGAGTGCGCGAGGCTTGAGGTTGATATTGCGGGATGCTTGGATGTATTGTCGTTGATTACCGCTGTGATGAACCAAAATTGGCCTAGAGAGCCGGGAGCGTTAGCATGACTGTAACTATAAACGGAACCACAGGTATCGCTAGTGTTGATGGTTCCGCTGCCACTCCAGCAGTGCAGGGCAGTGACGCTAACACGGGTATTTTTTACGGCGCAGATGTCGTAGCTGTCTCGACGGGCGGCACTGAGCGGATGCGTATTAACTCGTCGGGAAATGTCGGAATTGGCGAGTCAAGTCCAACACGAAAGCTAGAAGTTGCTGGGACAGCGGCTGCTGCATATTTTATGATGACTTCTAACACCGCCTCAGCCCCCGTAGTTGATGCAGCAATAACAAGGCCAGCAGACGGAACTCTTGCATTTATTACAAATGGCACAGAAAAGATGCGTATCAACATGTCCGGTAATGTCGGGATTGGTACTTCTGACGTCTCATTATTTAACAGTGTAGGCGGCACAACAAGATTAGCCGTGTGCGGTAGTAGTGCATCAACAGATATTTTAGGAAACACTGGCGCATCTATTTCCATAATCAATACTGACACAACAGCAAATAATACGGCGGGTTTGCATTTTGCAAGAGCAGATACTGATGACACACCAAATTATGCGGGTGCGTCTATTGTTGCTCAATTTCCAGATACTCAAGTTGCAAGCCAATACCCCAAAGGATTGTTGACGTTTTTAACATCAACTGTTGCAAACAGTGCGCCATCAGAAAAGATGCGTATCGCCGCTAACGGTGACTTATCCTTCAACTCCGGCTACGGCTCGGTAGCAACGGCATACGGCTGTCGTGCGTGGGTGAACTTTGATGGCACGACCAACACAGGCGGTTTCTGTACTATCCGTGCTAGTGGCAATGTTACGAGCGTTACGGATAATGGTGTTGGACAGTACACGGTTAATCTGACCACTGCGATGCCTGACACAAACTATTGTGTTGTAAAACAAGATTCAAATAGAGGTGTTGGTGAAAGTAATGTTGCAACAACGTCTACATACTCAATAGTATGTCGGCAAAATACGACAGATACCACCGTAGATGTTGGAACTATTTTTTCAGCTATCTTCCGCTAAAAGGATAACCCAATGAATTATGTTATTTACCCAAACGACGACGGTGGAGTATCCATCATCATCCCCACTCCAGAGGCTCTTGAGACGATGACCATTGAGGAAATCGCTGCCAAGGACGTACCTGCTGGTAAGCCATTCAAGATTGTAGATGTGTCCGACATTCCATCTGACCGCACGTTCCGCAATGCGTGGGAGTATGCTGCATGATCACGATTAACATCGACAAGGCCAAGGACATTACCAAGCAGCGTCTACGCTTAGAGCGTGAGCCACTACTCGCCGCACAGGACGTAGCCTTTCAGCGTGCGCTTGAGCGCAATGCAGACACCGCAGTCATCGTTGCAGAGAAGCAGCGTTTGCGCGACATCACAAAAGCCGTGGATACGTGCTCGACGGTGGAAGAATTAAAAGCTATTGAAGTAACGCCATGACAGGTACTCTATAAGGAATCGCTATGGGAACCGCACTTGTTAAGAACAATGCTTTTAGTACGCTACTCTCAAGTATCACTTCGGTAGATAGTAGCCTTACTGTGTCTAGCGGGCATGGCGCACGGTTCCCTACTATTTCTAGTGGCAATTTTTTCTATGTTACCCTTATCAATAGCT